GGATTGTCCCCTTTAACGTCACCAGACCGCTAACGACGCATGTGCCATACGCCGTGTTACAACCAAATTTTGTTAGTACCTTGTTTGTATGTCTGGAAAGAAAGATAAAATGAAGTTGCGCATTATGCAAGTGTTTTTATTGCGAGATATGCAATTTGGTGGGTAATGAAAAGCCACCTTCTGGTGGCTAATTGATGTTGAGGTAGGGGTTAATTGTGTCGCTTAAGGGTTTGTGACTGACTGATTAAGACCTTTCCAAAGACCATAAACCGATGTTCGTTTTCGCTGGTAATTCCCCATTCGCGGTAAATCTGATTATCAGAAATTACCAGCAGTTTATCAGGTATCATTTGCAGTCGTTTGACGTAAATTTTATCATCAAAACCAAATACATATATACCATCCCCATCAAACTGATTGATACTGATATCAACGAAGATGAGATCTCCTGGCTCAATGGTTGGACACATACTGTCCCCACGAACGTTGATAACTTTAATGTGATTGGCTGGCCGTCCGCCAAACATCGATACAGCATTATCAGTTCTGTATTCAATGGCATGAATCACATCAATGACATCACCGCCCTGGATAAGGCCATTTCCCGCACTGGCACTGACATCCAGCATTTCAATACGGAATACATCCTTCACCTGCGCAACATCCTCACCAATACTGTTTTTACATACAGTATTACTTTTGACGTCTGAGGTAAAGAGATCAGCGATATCAACACCTAAGCTCCTGGCAATATTACTCAGGGCTTGTTCAGTGAATTGTTTCTGCTTACCTGTTTCCAGGCGTGAGATATTCGCCGCATCCACTCCTATTGCTTCAGCGAGATCGGCGATTTTCATGTTCTTCGCCTGGCGAAGTTGTCTGACTCGGTTTCCTATGTTCATGCGTTTATTACATTTCTTTATTGCGCGTTAAGCAAATCAACTTGCGCAAAATATTTGCGTGAAATAATATGCTCATCACGCAATATGTGGAGGTCATATGCAATCACCATTACGGAGTGTGCGTAAGGCGCACGGATTTACTTTGCAGCATGTTGCTGCTGGCGTTCAGGTCAATCCAGCGACGCTGAGTCGTATTGAAAGGCTGGAACAAATTCCATCTATCGATCTTGCAGAACGTCTGGCCAATTTTTTTAAGGGTGAAATCAGCGAAATGCAGATTCTTTATCCGGCACGTTTTCAATCTAGCCAAAACCAGAATGGGTTTAAACCACAGGAACAGGAGGTAAGCCGTGGGTAATCATCACTGGAAAGTGGAAAAACAGCCTGAGTGGTACGTGAAAGCTGTCAGAAAAACTATCGCGGCGTTGCCGGGGGGTTACGCTGAAGCTGCTGAGTGGCTGGATGTAACAGAGAACGCATTATTCAACCGCCTTCGTGCAGATGGCGATCAGATTTTCCCGCTGGGATGGGCAATGGTTTTACAGCGTGCGGCTGGCACTCACTACATTGCGGATGCTGTCGCACAGTCTGCTGGTGGGGTGTTCGTATCGCTTCCTGAAATTGAGGCAGTAGAGAACGCCGATATAAACCAGCGCCTGCTGGAAGTCATTGAACAGATCGGCAGTTATTCCAGACAGATTCGTTCAGCAATCGAAGACGGTGTAGTGGAACCGCATGAGAAGACAGCAATTAACGACGAACTGTATCTTTCAATTTCGAAGCTCCAGGAGCATGCAGCACTGGTCTACAAAATCTTCTGCGCTCCAGAAAAGAGTAACGCCCGCGAGTGTGCAGCTCCGGGCGTCGTGGCGTCGATTGCTTCTGGTTGTGGAGAAACTAACGCATGAATAGTTTAACGGCAAATAACCGTTTGTCGCAACAGCTGGTGGTCAGCGTCGCTGAACACCTGTTGTTACGGCATGAATGCAGATTACCAAATCACCTGGCTGTAAGTAACCACAGAGAACTTTACCTGACTGTGGGGGGCGAGTTGTGCAGGAACTTAACCGCTGGTTTCGTGACGGAAGAGGGCTTTATGTCCATGTTATTCGTTGGGAGCCAGAAACACAGCGCGTTATCTATCTTCGCAAAGACTACCCGCATGAGTGCTTTAGTCCTTTGTGGAAATTCAGGCGTGATTTTGTTGAGTGTGAAGGACCACCAGCATATTGATTCTGCAATTCCGGGACGTTACACTGTTCAGGCACCTTATAAAGCGGGTGCCGGGATTGGCGTCCTGAAATTCGCACATGCGCATAACCGCGCTTCAGCGGTTTTTTTGCGCACGTTTCCTCACATCCAAATTATGGTGGGGCGTGCAGGGGCATCGAAAGATGCGCCGGGGTCATGTGCGACCGGTTACGCCAACCCTGTACGTCTCACCACCTCTGTGATTGGCGTCCCATGTGGTGAGTTTTCAAAATTCGCACATGAGGATGTCACTATGGCAACCACCCCTACCCAAACTCACCCTAAAATTGATGTTATCCATGGGAAGGCTGTTACCTCTTCTTTGGCCGTTGCCGAATATTTCTGCAAGCAGCACAAAAACGTTATTCAAAAAATCCAGACGCTTGAGTGCTCTGTTGAATTCACTGAGCTGAATTTTCAGCCCAGTGATTACACCGATTGCACAGGCCGCAAACTCCCTTGTTACCAAATCACCCGCGACGGTTTTGCGTTTCTTGCCATGGGCTTCACGGGGAAACGTGCTGCCCGGTTCAAAGAGGCATACATCAATGCCTTTAACCAGATGGAGAAACAGCTTTCAAATCCCTCTGTACTGAGCGACGTTGCACATAACGCCAGCGTTCTCTATTCCTACATTTCATCAATTCATCAGGTCTGGCTGCAGCAGCTTTATCCTATGTTGGCAAAAGCCGAATCTCCGCTGGCTGTTAGCTTGTATGACTATATTAATGATGCTTCGGCGCTGGCCTGCCTCATAAATTTGTCGCTGAATCCTTCAGAGGTAAGGGGGCGTAAATGATCCGGAATATTTTCAAACTGTTTACCAATCGCCACCAGCATATTGATTCTGCAATTCCGGGACGTTACACTGTTCAGGCACCTTATAAAGCGGGTGCCGGGATTGGCGTCCTGAAATTGTCAACGGCGATGTATGACGCGCCAGCGTCTTTTTTATCGTCCGCATTTGCTCACATCCAGATTATGGTGGGCTGGGCGGGGGCACCGAAAGGTGCGCCGGTCTCCGTTGACGCCGGTTACGCCAACCCCGTCCAGTTCACCACCAGTGAAATTGGCGTTTCCGGTGGTGGAAGTTTTTCACTGTCAACGGAGGCTGCCATCATGGCTACGATCCCAGCCCTCACTCAACCTGAAATCACCATTGACAACGGCCAGGCCGTTACCACTTCTTTGGCTGTTGCCAACTTCTTCTCCAAGCGTCACGACGATGTGCTGAAAAAGATCCGCACTCTGGATTGTTCCCCTGAGTTTTGTGCCCGCAATTTTGCGGAGACATCGATTTCGGTAAATCAACCGAACGGTGGTACACGCAAGCTCCTTTGCTATCAAATCACACGAGACGGTTTTGCGTTTCTTGCTATGGGTTTCACGGGTAAACGTGCTGCCCGGTTCAAAGAGGCATACATCAATGCCTTTAACCAGATGGAAAAACTGCTTTCAAAGCCATCCACGCTGAGCGATGCCGCAGATAACGCCAGCGTGCTTTACTCCCACCTGTCGGTAATCCACAAGGTCTGGCTGCAGCAGCTTTATCCCATGTTGGCAAAAGCCGAATCCCCGCTGGCTGTAAGTCTGTATGACCGCATCAACGACGCGGCGCTACTGGCCAGTCTCATAAATTTGTCGCTGAACCCTTCAGAGGTAAGGGGGCGTAAATGATCCGGAATATTTTCAAACGGTTTACCAATCATACTTTCCGTTGTCCTCGTCCGGGTCAGTGGTACACCACGCCTGCAGGGCATGTTCTACGTGTTAGCCTGGTTGACCGTGAATGTCAGAAGGTGATTTGTGAACCGCTGGGCCGTAATTACCGCGTCAGTATGCCGCTTATAGCCTTTCGCTCCGGAAAAAACATGAAGCATCTCGGAGGTGCTGCATGAGTATGGAGTTGATGGTTAAAGCGATGAAAATTCGAGTGGGAAATCCATTGCGAAAACTGGTTCTGATTAAGCTGGCTGATAATGCCAGCGATCAGGGTGAGTGCTGGCCCAGCTACCAGCATATTGCTGACCAGTGCGAGATTAGCAAACGTTCTGTGATGAATCATATTGCGGCCCTTTGTGAGTCCGGGCTGGTAAAAAAAGTCACCCGGAAAGGTGAAAAAGGTAACTCAAGTAATATCTATCTCCTTCATCTTGATGGTGCAGGAGATTCACTAGGGGGTAGTGCAAATAATTCACTATCTGGTGCAGCAAATTCACCAGGTAGTGCAGGAGTTGCACCAGGGGGTAGTGCAGGAGATTCACCCAGAACCAGTCACTCTTTTGAACCAGTCAAAGAACCAGTCAATGAACCAATAGCTGTTGGTGCATCTGCTGATGAGTCTGTGCGAGTTCGTTCAAACCGACCGGAATACTCTCCGGAGTTTGAGCAGGCATGGCTGGCCTATCCAAAACGTGCTGGTGGCAATTCAAAATCTGCAGCCTTCAAAGCCTGGAAAGCCCGTTTGAATGAGGGGGTAAACCCCATAAGCGCTAACTTAAGGGTTGTGGTATTACGCCTGATATGATTTAACGTGCCGATGAATTACTCT